GAGACCATCACAGAAACAAGTAAGAGTAAGACACAGAGCACACAGAATACACACCAGCAGAACGCTGCGTTGCATGACATCAATGGTAATCGAATAGACTTAAACTAGTTTTCTATGGCTAAGCGCTCAGAAGCCGTAGTTCGAAAACTGGCCTAATTACAACCAGTACTTCTAAGGGATCTGTTAGGGCATAGATACTTGATATATCAAACGGCCACTACCAAAAGTTATTCAATTTTTTTCTCGTATATTTTTTCATCCTTATAAGTATTATAGTAATCTAATATAAGGAGATTTATGTCAAATAAAGATACTTACAAAAGAAAACATGCCTACCTAGATAAACAGATCACAACCCTCGAAAAACACAATTCTTACAATCGTACGGTCATTGCCAATCTCAAAAAGAAGAAACTCAAATTAAAAGACAAATTAATCTCGTCTACAAGGGAGTTAGCCAGGCGTGAAAAGTACAACGCTCACGAGTATATAAAACGAGCACTCTCTATGACTGCTTGACAAAGCTTCTCTTATATGATATAATGGATACATATGCTACACAAAATAAGTCAACTATGTGATAAGATTGATTCATTGAAGAAATCAGCAGACTATCTACGAGAATTGAAATATGGACCCAACAAAGCCCCTCGTGTCGTCATTGATGATAAGATCGCTTCTATACAAGCGGAATGTCTGCTGATTGCAAACGATAAATCGGACTATAACGAGCCTCATATTCAAGAAGATTTAGAATAAAAAAATTTCTCTAAAATTTTCTGTGGTTCTGCGAGGTGTATAAATAGTATTATGAAAACACTTAAACAAGTAGAAGCCATAGACGCCATCTGCGAAAACACCTATCAGGATTTAGAGATCACGGAAGCCGAATATCAAGGCAAGAAGGTTAAACTCAATGACCCGATAAGAGGTGGAGCAAAGAAGTTCTATGTTTATGTTAAAGATGGTGATAAGATCAAGAAGGTATCATTTGGTGATACAACAGGTTTAAGCATTAAACGTGATGATCCTGCAAGACGAAAGTCCTTTCGTGCAAGACATAACTGTGATACAGCAAAAGATAAAACATCTGCAAGATACTGGTCTTGTTATCAATGGCGTGCTGGCGCTAAAGTGAATAACTAATATATTATGATACATGAAAAATCCAGTTCTAATACATAAACATCTTATTATAAGAGCTGAAGCAAATCGAGTTCCCACAGACGAGGAACAACTCACAACATGGCTAACAGAATTCATTGATTCTATCGGTATGAAAATACTCATGGGTCCATATGTCAAGTATTGTACAATGGAAGGCAATCGTGGCATTACAGGTATTGCCGTAATCGAAACATCACACATCGCCATTCATGTATGGGACGAACCCAATCCTGCATTAATGCAGATAGACGTTTACTCTTGTGCCGAGTTCGATCCGTATAAGATCGCCGAGAAGATCAAATCAGATTTTGATGTCGTCAAGATAGACTATAAATATTTAAATAGAGAAACAGGACTTAAACCAATAAGGTTAAAAAAATAGTATGAAACATTTTATGGGTAAGGACGGCTTTCAATGGTTTGTTGGAGTTGTCGAAGATCGAAACGATCCTAAAACATTAGGTAGAGTTAGAGTTCGTTGTTTAGGTTATCATACAGAGGACCTAGTTAAATTACCTACTGCCGATCTACCATGGGCACACCCAATGAATCCTATCACGAGTGCGACCGTATCAGGTATAGGAAATACACCACTAGGTGTTGTCGAGGGTACATGGGTCATAGGATTTTTCACAGACGGACCATCAGCACAACAACCTGTAATCATAGGTACACTACCTGGCGTTCCTAAAAATCTACCAACTAAAGATGATACAAAAGGTTTTCAAGATTACATATCTGGATCATTTCCTAAATACACAGAAACAGATGTCAATCGTCTTGCAGTAAATGAGAAAGATGAAGATGGCAATGAAACAAATCCTCATAGCACTTTAACGCAAAGACGTGCCACTAGGGAACTTGCGATAGGTACGGCACAGATAGATGGTGTCGTGGATGGCGTTGCACCTTTCGATGGCGATCTCGATACGGAGAACGGTGGTAAGTGGGATCAACCAGAGATACCATACAACGCAACATATCCTAATAATCATGTCTATGAATCAGAGGGTGGTCACCTAAAAGAATTTGACGACACGAAGGACAATGAGAGAATAAATGAAAGACACACAAGTGGTACTGGTTACGAGATAGGACCAGACGGAACTAAAGTCACAAAGGTCGTAAAAGATAATTACAACATAATCACGAATGATGAATACTGTCACATACAAGGCACCTCTCGTGCAACAATCGACAAGGGTTTGAGAGTTAGGGTAAACAGTAAAGGTGAATCTGGCAACAACTATAACATAGAGGTTGGTCAAGGTTCAAGTCTTAACATAGAGGTCAATGGTGGTAACATCAACCTAACGACACTAGGCACAGGTCAAGACGCTGGTGATATAAACATAAATGCCAGTCGTGATCTCAATATGCAGATAAGTCGTAATATGAATATAGGTGTCATAGGCACGATCACGGAAACAAGTAATATTAAAACACAATCTACAACAGAGGCATTAACAGAAAACTCTGGTACTCATACAATCAATACAGGTAAGAATACTATCAATGGTGGTAGTGAGGTAGATGTCAACGCAAGTATCATCAATCTAAACTAATGTTTAGTATTTAAGTCAAGATCCTAATTCTTATAAGTACTCATGTGCGTCCTTCAGAAACCAGCTAGGTACCAGAGTAGGCAAAATCCAAGAATGAAAGTAATAGTATTAATGATAGTAATCACAATGTATGGATGTGGTATTAAACCAAGTGTATCTTGCAATGTAAATGATATTAATACGGCAATCAAAGATTGTAAAGAACAACCTCAATTTGGTATATCTAAAGAATTTTAATTGGTCGGAGTGGTAGGATTCGAACCTACGACCCTATCGTCCCAAACGATATGCGCTACCAGGCTGCGCTACACTCCGTTATTTACTTACGCCTGTTGTTATTATTCTGACTGGCCTAAGTAACCTCCAGAATTTATCTAGTGCCTTTAACTCACTAGTATTCTCGGTGGTGGGGTGTGTTTCCATTTTTTTATTTGTGCTTGTACAACCTATAAGTAATACAAATAATATAATTAAACTATACTTCATAACTAACTTTTATCTCATCTTCTGTTTTATCATTCTCCGATCCTTCAGGAAAGTCTATTGATAATCCTTCATAAGTTATATCAACTCCTGAATCAACGGAACTATTCTTGACTTCTTCTGAATAATCTCTCTCGATTATCATATCGATATAGTGTTTTGCTTTTTCAAGGTCTTGCAATCCGCCTTTGTTTATATGCCTACAAATATATTTGATGGCATTGCCTTCGGCAAATTTCATTTCATTCTTGTTTATAAATTCGGCAGGTTGTATCTTCATGTTTTGATAGTGACTGCCACCTACTTGTTTATCATATGCGTTGCTCATTTTTCTCCTTTGTTAATGTAGTGTTGTATCTTCAAATTTTTCTATCTTATCATAACTCTCGGTTATAGATTTTGTCATTGCATTATAACCTTCATCACTTAATACTGTTTTATATATTCTTAATCCTATTGTGACAAGTGTGGCAGCGATCATCTGCCAGTTAAACTTTACACCCATTATAATTACATATCTATACAGGTCATCAAATGCCTCTTGTAATTTTTTATCGTCTTCTTTACTTGACACTTCGTTTATTACTTTCTTGGTTGTTTACAAATACTCTAATCAATCTTGACACATCAACCTCTTCTTTCTTTAAGGTCTTGGGATGTGTGAATATTACTTTACTCTTGTTAACCTCTAATTGTATACCTATATCAGAGGCAACCACGATGGCGTCATCTGTATTTTTTCTCCAATCGTGACTACTATATCCCAATACGTCTTGACTCATTATTTTTCCTTTCTAACATTTTTACTATTGATAATTGTTTTTTATTAAATTTAACTTCACTATATCTTTTAATTTTATTTTGAATATAACTTGGTTCAATATTAATTAATTTGCAATAGTAAGTAAACTGTGGATCATTATTCATAATCCAGTTGATTGCTTCCATCTTATGTTTTATATCTTGTTTATTAAAACCTACATACTTGGCGTCTTCAACTGCCTGTGTAAGTATTGCTGTAATAAAACCTTCTTCACCTTTTATCATTATTTACCTATTCTTTCTTCTGCTTCTAGATTTAATGCGATATCAACATCTGAATCTTCTTTCATCCAGTCTGTATCTTCGACATACTCATTTTTTTTAATCACTTCTTCAATCTGACTAAAATAACACCAGTATTGTCCGAATGTTATTGCACCAGTATAATTTAATTCTGTATCATACTCTTTGGCACTAACACCTAACTCACCAGCAATATCGTACTTATCGGTAGCAATACCGATATTAGTTATCACTCCTTCTCTTCCACTTTTTTCTCTTATTGTATCTCCTAATTGTATTTTCATAATGTTCTCCTTATATAAAATCGTAAGCGTATTCGCCGTTATTAATATTATACATCTTAACTATCGTATTGTCAAGAAGTTTCTCTAGCACACCTTTTAACTCTTTTGATAAGACATCTACGAAACCTGGTGTGAAGGTAACGAATAATGATCCGTGTAGCATTTCTGCCTTTTTAGCGCCACTTGATTTAGCAGCTTTTAATATTAGTTCTTCATGTTTCACTATTTTGCCTCCTTGTAAAGTTCTTGTGAATATAAAGCAAGCATGAACATAGTGGCACCTAACATCGCCATCAATCCACCTTGTAACCATTTGTCAGTTTCTATCGATCCGACAGCACCAGCCATCATTAATGTACCGATAACAGTATTACCGATAGTTAAATATTCTAAAAATTTCTTCATTAGGCAGCCGCCATTTCGTTATCGATAACTTCTTCGACATTTTCAGAATCAATACCTAACATTTGTAGGTTATCAACTTTTAAAATATCAGAAATCGCAGTTTCTTTAGTGATAAGATTTTGTTTAACTTGTAAAATAATCTTATCTACTGATTCTTCGGCAGTATTTTCTGCCCATTGTTTTACTTTTGACATAATGTAGTCTCCTTTGTTGTTTTTTTCATAATATACAATAATAATATCACATTTTTTGACATTTGTATAGTGTATAAATTGTCGCAGGTGATAGAATCATTGTTTTTATGTGTTTTTTTCATAATATACTCTTATCCTATACTAAAAAATCAGTAATTACAAGGGAAAAATCCCGAAAATGCCAAAAAAATTCAAAATGTTGCAAAAATACAACAGTTTTTTAGAACAAAACTAGAACATTTAGGATTTAGCGGCGAAACTCTAGAAATTTCGCCGTGCGTCCCGAGCAGTTCCGTCTCCATCACTACTCTAACTCTTATTATATCATTTTTTGACGATTTGGTCAAGCACTTATAAATAGTTAATGTAAAATGTAAAGGAAAACCGATATGCACGAGTATAATGTAAATATTTTAAAGGTGGTTGACGGAGATACCGTTGATGTTGATATAGATTTGGGTTTTGGTGTCTGGTTACGAAATGAAAGAGTGAGAATTATGGGAATTGACACTCCCGAGTCTAGAACATCAGACAAAATCGAAAAAGTTTTTGGCGAAGCAGCAAAACAAAGGTTAATTTCTTTGTTAAGCTCTGAAGCAGTTTTAATGTCCCAAGTTTCTAAAATGGGAGAAAACATGAAAGGTAAATTTGGTCGTATTTTGGGCGATTTTAAAACAATCAATGACCAAGTTGTTACTAAAATGTTAATGGAAGAAGGACATGCTGTTGCTTATCACGGTGGCGACAAGGAAGCCATTCAAGCACAACATTTAAAAAACAGACAAAGACTAATTGATGAAGGAAAAGTGCCTACACCTGATGGCATGACTTTAACGCCAAACAAGGTAAACACTTTTAAAGCAACTAAACCACCATTAAGAAAAAAGAAAAACAAAAAGAAGTAATATAGGAGGATACTCCAATGAATTATTTAAAGAAGATAATTGATTGGGTTCTAACTGCTTATGAACCTGAATTTAAACCAAAAAGAGTTTACAAGTATAAAGGTAAAACATATTATTTAAGGAAACGAAAAAAGAAAAGATGATAGGTGAATATACTGTTAAGATAGGTGATGAATTATTTGAATACACAAATGCAAATGACATTCCTAAAAAGTTTGACCATTTAATTAAATTTGTGCCAACAGAACCACCTGAACCACACACTCAGGAAGATCACGACTACATTAACACTTTTCCTGAAAAGTTTAAGGAAGTATTTGCAAGGGAGCAAAGATAATGCCATCAGTTACTAGAATAGGCGATGCTGATGTAACTCATTGTAGTGGTATGACAAGAGCTGCTGGGTCAAGTAATGTATTTGTGAATGGCATAGGTGTTTCAAGGCAAGGTGATGTTAATACTACTCATCTTTTGCCGCCTAATATACCACCTTGTCCCTCTCATGCAGCTGGTATCGCTTCAGGATCATCAACTGTAAAAGTTAATGGTAAAGGATGTGGTAGAGTAGGTGATGGCATATCAGGTTGCACTTCTGTAGCTGCAGGATCAAGTAATGTCTTTGCAGGATAGTAGTATAAATAGTAGTAGGAGAGATTAAATGGCAAGTTATGACGCTGGTTCGCTAACAAATAAAACTAAAAAAACTGAAAAAGTCTATAAAGATTTAAATTTAGATTTTCAACAGAATAGTGCTACTAAAGACATTCAAAAAATAGAAAATGTTGAATCAGTAAAAAGAAGTGTAAGAAATTTAATTAATTTAAATTATTATGAGAAACCTTTTCATCCTGAGATAGGATCTAATTTAAGAGGTTTATTATTTGAAAATATAACTGCTCAGATAAGTCACTATATGGGCAAACAAGTAGAATTACTAATTAGAAATTATGAACCTAGATGTAAAATGGTAGAAGTTGTTAATAGACCAGATGTAGAAAGAAACGGATATTCCGTTTCAGTATCTTTTTATGTGGTTAATACACCTGATCCAATACAAGTAGAAACATTTTTAGAAAGATTAAGATAATATGGCAACTAAACTAGATATATCACAATTAGACTTTGACGGAATTAAAGATAATCTAAAAACTTTTCTATCACAACAAGATGAGTTTACTGACTACGACTTTGAAGGTGCTGGTATGAATATCTTATTAGATGTTCTTGCCTATAATACACACTATCTTGGTTACAACGCTAATATGTTAGCAAATGAAATGTATCTTGATAGTGCCGATCAAAGAACAAGTGTGGTGTCATTAGCAAAACAAGTTGGTTACACTCCTAAAAGTGTTACATCATCAAAAGCAACAATTGATGTGCTTGTTAATAATGCAAGTGGTTCATCTATCACAATGTCAAGGGGAACACAATTTACAACTTCAGTTGATGGCACAAATTATGCTTTCGTAAACAATGCTGATGTAAGTATCACGCCTGTTGATGGTGTTTACAAATTTTCTAGTCTAGATATTTTTGAAGGCACATATTTAAATTTTAAATATACGGCAAATACCTCTGATACAGATCAAAGATTTATTATACCGAATGATAATGTTGATACGACAACTCTTACTGTTAAGATTCAAGAATCTGCTTCTGATTCTACAACAAACACTTATACATTAGCTGGAGGTATAACAGGATTAGATTCCACATCACAAGTTTATTTTTTACAAGAGGTTGAAGATGGAAGATATGAAGTTTATTTTGGTGATGG